ATAATTTTTCCAGGTCAAGAAAATTTATTATATTAACATATATGAAAAAATACGAAAATCTACATGACTGTTTTCAGTCTAAATTGCAGGACATTACCTATAATGGTAGTAAAGTTATGAGCAATAATAGTTCACAAACAGAGTTATTATTTCAGTCTATGGAAATAAAAGATCCAACAAAACTATCTATTGACCATCCATCTCGAAAATTTAATCCTGTATATTCTGTTTTAGAATTCTTATGGTATCTATCAGCACACAAAAAGACTAATAATATTGGTAAATGTGCAAATATATGGCTAAAAATACAAGATGACCAAGAAGAGGTAGAATCTAATTATGGCACATATATTCTTGGAGAACAATGGGATTGGATACTAAACGAATTTGCAAATGATAAAGACTCAAGAAGATGTACAATTGTAATTCATCAACCTCACCATAAAACTAAAAATGCAAAAGATCTTCCATGTACTCAATATCTACAATTTTTTATTAGAGATAACAAACTACATCTTGGTGTAAACATGCGAAGTAATGACATTGTATTTGGATTCTGTAATGATATATTTAATTTTGCACTATTTCAACAGCTAATGTTAAATGAATTGAGAGACGTATATCCTGAGCTTAAGTTAGGCTCATATTATCACCATGCAGGCAGTTTACATTTATATGACACACATTATAATATGCGAGATAATATTCTTATGGATAATTGTTTTAGTGAAAATACAACTTATGAGTTATGGCCATATATAACTAGAAAATATATTCAAAAAATGCATATATCGCTACCAACAGAAGATTTACCAAAATTAGAGTTATTGTCATTTACAAAGAATCAAATGAAAAAACTATTTATATGAAAAAAGACAAACTAAACGAAAACTACAGATTAAATATGAAAAAGAAAGAATCAATATTAAAACAGGCTGATGATGTAGTTAACCATCGGTCAGAAGAAAAAGAACGACAATACGGACCATTTAGTGAAGGTATGGAACGTGCTGCAAAAATAGCAAGTGGCATGACAGGAAAAGACTTTTCAGCAGAAGATATGTATTCCGCATTAGTAGCACTAAAACTATCTAGACATTCATACAATTATAGAGAAGATAATTTATTAGATTGTGTAGCATATATTGGTGCATTGGATAATTATATTAAGGAGAAAAACAAATGAAAATAAATGTTATGAAAATTGGTGCAACCATTAATGCAAACAATGGAAGCATACTTACCGACGAAATAAATGTCGTAACAAAAATGTTATCAGATTGTGGACATGACGTACACTATCATACTACTAGAACTAGAAATATGATACCTTTACCACACGCAACTTTTCATGATCTAGCAGAAGTTACAGATACTTCATTTAGTGAATATGATGCTTTATTAGTATTTAATGGAAATGCAAACTTTTATGGTGGACAAGAAGCAAGAGGTGATTTAATGGCTTATACGTTTATAAATAAGTCTAAATGCCCAGTATTTTATTTTCTAACAGATTGGCTACTACCACTACAGCAATTATGGCCAAATGTTGAGAAAAAACAAGTACAATATAAATGGGACAATCAATATACTAAAGATGAAATTGAAGTAGTTAGAGAAGATATTATTATGATATCGCAAATCTATAATATGGAAACACTTCAAGAAAAGTATCTAGATAAAAGAGGAATATTATATGCGGACATCATATACTTCCCATTACAAGATTTTATTATACATGAATATGAACCAATCCCATTTGTTAAGCAAGAAGATAGATGGTTAGATTTAATATATGGTGGAACATTTAGAGGAGGCCATAGACAAGATAAAATGATTGAATATTATTTTGACTATCCTGAAAACTTAAATGTTCAAATGTTTGGAAACTTAAAGCCAGAACATTTTAATAAAAGAAAAACAGTTGATATGAAATATCCTGACTTTGTAAGTAAAAAAGTAAAACATAGAGAATTTTTTGATAGAATGCAAACGTCAAAGGCAACTGTAACTATTAGTGATAAATTATATGAAGGATCTGCAATATCAAATAGAACTAACGAATCAATAATTGGAAATGTAATATCATTTATTGATATAGGATACGATCCTGAAATGAGAATATTCAACGATGCAGTATTAAAAAAATTCAATTATGTTAGTTCAAAATCAGAAGTTATTGCAAGACTAGAATATCTTAAACAAAATTCAAATGCATTTGATGAAATTATAAAACGTCAATACGAAGATGCAACTGGAAAAATGTCAAAAGACCAATATTACAAGTCATTTGTAAATATATTAGAATCAAAATTAGAAAATAGAGAAGTAGAGAAAATACAATGGTTTCAGAATTAAAATTTGTAAAAGTAAAAAACGTAAAAAGCCCATCAAGAGGAACAGAACAAAGTGCAGGAATAGACTTTTTTGTTCCTGATGAATTTGACACACTAGTATTATTGCCTGGAGAATCATGCTTTATTCCAAGTGGAATTAAAGTAAGCTTACCAAGCGGACATGTTCTAATAGCATTTAATAAAAGTGGAATAGCTGTTAAGAAAAACTTACATGTTGGTGCATGCGTAGTAGATGAAGATTATCAAGGAGAACTTCACTTAAATTTAACAAATACTGGTAATCAACCGCAAATAATTGAGCGAGGAGATAAAATAACACAGTTTGTTTTATTACCAGTTAATTATGCAACTCCAATTGAAGTTGAACCAAAAAACTTATACACAAAAAAATCTAAACGAGGTGATGGTGGATTCGGAAGCACTGGAACAAAATAATTGTTAATAACTTTTGCAAAAATAATTACCCAGGATTTTCCTGTGTCAACAAAATTGGTTATATTTATACTATAAATAAAGAAAAAGTTATATGAAATTATCAAGGTTATCAAGTAAGTTCGACAAGGGCTTCTTTAATATGTATCAGTTTGGCTACAATGAAGATGGTGAAAAGTTGGGTGTAAAAGTAGATAGAATAAGAGACTATTTTTATTATTCATGTGAACACATAGACGACATTCTAGATATTAGACAGTTTGATTGTAAAAGAACTGACATTTTTACTACTCTATATGGAGACAAAGTATACAAGGTATATTATACGGCAATAAAAGCCAAAAATGAATTAGTAAAAAAATATCCAGATAGAATTCACCAAGCAGATGTTACTCCAGAATTCAAATATATGTTGGATAGAAAGTTAGAATGGTCAAGTAAACGACACATCATGTATTTTGATATTGAAACATGGTTTGATCCAGAACAACCTAAAGCAAATATGCCTCATAAAGCAATGATGCCTGTAACATCTATTGTTTGCTATTCAAATTTTCATAAAAAATATTGGGTAATATCTTGGCATCCAGAACATACTAAAGATTACGAACAACCAAAAATTACTGAAAAAGACAATGTAAACTATATGCTTTGTAAAGATGAAACAACAGTTTTATTGAGCTTTATAGAATTACTATCAGTAATGAAAACAGATGTTATTACAGGATGGTATTCTGCAGGATATGACCTTCCATATATTATTAACAGGTGTAAAAGACTTGGCCTTCCTTATGAAAATTTATCTCCATTAAAAGACGTTTACATTAAAAAACGTGGTGAATATTGGAGAATAAATATTAAAGGTTTAGATCATGTCGATATGATGGATGCAGTTCAAGATATGGGATACAATCTTCCTAATTGGAAACTTACAACTGCAGTAAAAGAAATAATTGGTGACAAAAACTTAGACAAATTAACTGAAGTAACTTGGCGAGATTGGATAGATAACTATGAAGGCTTTATAGAATATGGTATTCGAGATGTTGAAATTCTTGCTGAAATGGATAAGAAAATACAGATATTCGATTTATATACTACACTTCAGCAGATCGCACACACTGACACGTTAGGTGGTACATTCCACAAGTCAATGGTTGTTGATAACTATATATTAAAAGAAAACCATGGAAAGATTGTGTTTCCAACTAGACATACTAGAGCAAAACAACAATATGCAGGTGCTATAGTTTTTAATCCTAGAGAACCAGGTCGTCATAAAGATGTCACAGTTATGGATTATACGTCACTTTATCCAACATCTATTATGGCATTTAATATTAGTCCTGAAACATTCATTGTATCAGAAAAATCATGTAGAAAAATGGGTATTAAAATAGAAGATGTGATTCAAAAGCTTAAAGATGATGGTATAGGATTTATTGATACTGGTACTCCAAAAATTAATGGTGTACCTGAATTATTTGGTGAAAGATACCTGTTCTATGACCATGAATATAAACTAGGTTTACTTCCACAAGTACTAAGAAAGTTATTTTTACAAAGAGTTGAAGTAAATAGAGCACTATCAGCTGGTGAATACACTGGAGATGAAGTTGTTGCAATGCAAAAAAGACAACAAGCTTATAAATTAGTTCTTAATTCTGCATATGGTGCAATGGGATTCAACTTCTTTAGACTATATAGACCTGAATGCGCAGATGGTATTACATATTTTGCAAGACAAGCACTTAAATTTGCATCATTAAAGTTTCAAAATCTAGACCATTACGTACTATATGGAGACACAGATTCTATATTTGTCAAATCAAATGGAAGTAGTGAAGGTGAAATGAAATCAAAGTTAGTTGAATTTAATGACCAACTTAGAAAAGAACTTGTTGAAAAGTATAACCCTGGAATTACTGATGAATATATGCATATGGATCTAAAGTTTGAGTATGACTTAGAATACATTTATTTTGGAGATTCTAAGAAAAGATACTATTCAATAATTAGAGAATCAGGTAAAAAATATATTAGAGGTATGAATATTATTCGTAAAGATACTCCTGAATTCATGAAAGGTGCATTAAACAAACTTGCAGAAATGGCTGTTAGAGGTACCTTAACAATGGAACACCTAACACTATTAAGACAAAAAATAGAAACAGTAGATTACAAGCTTATGGGAATAAACAAGAAATTTACAAAGGCATTTGACATGTACAAGAAAACTATGCCTCAACATGTTAAAGCTTCATTTTGGGCAAATGATAAACTTAATACTACAATTTCTCATTCTGATACACCTTTACTATTTTACATAAAGAGTAACTGTGAAAATGACAAAAAGATTAAGCAAAGACAACAAGCTATTTGCCTTAATGAAGAAGATCTACACCTCATAGATGATAGACCAGATGTTTTTCAATTAGATTATGAAACATTCTTCAAAAAACAGGTATTAGATCAATTAGATGAGTTTGATAAAATACAAGAAGTAAAAGATTTAGTAGAAACATATAGAAAAAATGCACTATTAGCACTATAACCTATATTTATATTATATAAAGGTTATAAGTACAATTAAAAAAAGGGAGAACAGGTTATGAACGTAGAACCAATCGCGGGTAAAATACTATTAAAAAAATTATCAATTGAGCAAACTGCTGGTGGAGTTATTATGCCAGACATTGCACAGGAAGGAGCAAATGAAGCTGAAGTAGTTTCTGTCGGCCCACCTATTATCACACAATCTGGAGCAGCAGTAAATATTCAGTGTAGTGTTGGTGACAAGGTATTATATCCTAAATTCGCAGCAAAAGCTGTTGAAGTAGATGGAGAAGAATTTCTAATTATAAGTGAAGCAGAATTATTTTTAATATTTAAAGAGAACAAATAATGTCAAAGAAAGATTTAACATTCGGAAAAGATGCTAGACAAGAGTTACTACAAGGAGTAAACACACTAGCAGATGCAGTTTCAGCAACACTTGGACCTAAAGGTAGAAACGTAGTCATTGAAAAAGAATTTGGAAAATTTACATCAACAAAAGATGGAGTAACTGTTGCAAAGGAAGTAGAACTTGAAAACACGCTAGCAAATGCAGGAGCTCAAATGGTAAAAGAAGTAGCCAATCAAGTTAACGATGAAGCTGGTGATGGAACAACTACTGCAACAGTTTTAGCTAGACAAATGTATGTTGATGGATTAAAACATATTACAAACGGCGCGAACCCAATAGATCTTAAGCGAGGAATAGACAAGGCGGTAGCAGAACTTTCTAAAAATTTATCAAGTCTTGCAAAAGAAGTTAAAAATTCCTCAGAAATTGCTGAAGTAGGAATGATATCAGCAAATAATGATGAGTTTATTGGAAAGCTTATTTCAGAAGCTATGGATAAAGTTGGTAGAGAAGGAGTAGTATCAGTAGATGAATCACAAACAGCTGAAACAACACTAGATACTGTAGAAGGAATGCAATTTGAAAGAGGTTATCTTTCACCATACTTTATTACAAATAATAATGCAATGCAAGTAGAACTAGAGAATCCTTGGATACTATTATTTAATAAAAAAATATCGTCAATAAAAGGCATAGTAAAGATTTTAGAAGCAGGAATACAGCAAAATAAGCCTTTGTTGATTATTGCAGAAGATGTTCAATCAGAAGCTTTAGCAGCATTAATTGTAAACAAAATGAGAGGAACACTAAAAGTTGCTGCAGTAAAAGCACCAGAATTTGGAAAAAGACGTGATGAAGTTTTAGAAGATATCGCATGTCTTACTGGAGCAACTGTTGTTAGTACTGAAAAAGGAATGACACTAGATCGTGTTACCGAAGAAATGTTTGGAACAGCTAGAATGGTTACTATAAACAATAAGTATACAACAATTGTAGATGGAGCAGGAAACACAGATGATATAGAAGCTAGAGTAAATGAAATCAAAGCAACTATAGATGGTGCAGACTCTCCATATGAAATTGAAAAAGCACAAGAAAGATTAGCAAAGCTATCTGGTGGTGTAGCACTAATTAAAATTGGAGCTGAATCAGAACTTGAAATGAAGGAAAAGAAAGATAGAGTTGAAGATGCACTAAACGCAACTAGAGCAGCACTAGATGAAGGAATTATCCCTGGAGGTGGTGTAGCTTTAAGATGGTTGGTTGACGAAGACATGGGAAAAATTCCAGTTGGAGGTGAAAACGCTGACCAAGAATCTGGTATAAATATTGTAGTTCAAGCATGTAAAGCACCATTTGATGCCATCATGCAAAATGCAGGTTTAACTCCTGATGTTATATGGAATAAGTTAAAAATTAAAGCAGATAGAAAAAATCCTGTAAACACAATGGAAGATATGAAATGGGGCTATGACGCACGTAAAGACAAAGTAGTCGACATGTTTGCAGCAGGTATTATAGATCCTGTTAAAGTTACTAGAGTAGCATTAGAAAAAGCAGCATCTGTAGCCGGAACAATGTTATTAACAGAATGTATAATTACAAATAAAAAAACTGATACTGAAGAACCAAACCTAGGAGCAGGTGGTTTCGGTATGGGACAATAGGAGATAAAAATGGAAGATAATTTAGGAAGTGCACTAAAAGGAATGACACCACAAGATTTACCAGATGTGGTATGTGATGAATGTAAAAACCCTACATTTAAACAAGTAGTATTATTAAAAAAAGTATCTGCCGCAATTGCACCATCAGGTAATACAAGTTTTTTACCAATGCCGGTATTTGAATGTAGTAGTTGTGGTCATGTTAATGATGATTTACTACCAAAAAACCCAGCTTCTCCATTGGCATAATTATGAGTAAGATAGAAGACTCTGTATGCGAAAAGATACAGGATAGGGCAAAAGTTGGCAAAGAAAAATATGGCGTAACCATGGAGAGAAGTGATTTATCATTCAAAGAATGGATGATACATTTGCAAGAAGAACTCATGGATGCTATAGTATACATTGAAAAAAACTTAGAAGAATCTGGTAAAAAATAACGCTACCAGATTTTTTTATGTCATAAATTTTTATTATATTTATATATGCAATTAAAAACACCAAAAGATTTAGCCATCAAGGCTCGTATGCTGGGAAAAAAGACTGTATCATATAGTCAATTTTCTAGATATAAAAACTGTCCAAAATCATGGAAACTAGCGTATATAGATAAGGAAACATCATTCGATCCTTCCATATTTCTAATATTCGGTACAGCCTTTCATGAAACAATGCAAACATATTTAGATACCATGTATAAGGAATCAATAGTAGCTGCAGAAAAGTTAGATGTGAATAATATTCTACTAACCTCTATGCGTACAGAATATGCAAAGGTTGTAGCTGAATGTGGCGAAGATTTTTCAGACCCAAAGCAACTAGCAGAATTTTACCAAGATGGTGTTGAAATAATGAGTTGGTTCAAAAAGAATAGAGGAGCTTATTTTGCCAAGAAAAATACTGAATTAGTTGGTATTGAAATGCCTATCCTACACACTACAGAATCTAATGAAAACGTAATGTTAATGGGATTCTTAGATATTGTAATGAAAGAGCATGATAAAATTAAAATTTACGATATAAAAACATCTACTAGAGGATGGAAAGCAGCTCAAAAAAGCCAAAATGGAGACCAACTTCGATTATATAAAAAATTCTTTGCAAAACAATATAATGTAGACGAAAAAGATATTGAAGTAGAATATTTTATATGTAAACGAAAGCTTTGGGAAAATTGTGACTTTCCACAAAAAAGAATTCAAGTAGTAAGACCTTCATCCGGAAAACCTTCACTAAATAAAGTTATGCGAGAACTAGACAGTTTTATTTCTAACGCATTTACTCCAGAAGGTAAACATAATAAAGAATCTAATTATCCAGCAACAGCAGGAATTAAAAAAGCGAATTGTAAATGGTGCGAATACAGAGACCGAGAAGACCTTTGTCCAAAATCAGAACGAATAGTGGAATGAAAGTTGGAATAATAGGAAGTACTCATTATGAAAATAAAAAAAAGATTAAGCAAACAATTTTTCAACTTAAGCAGAAGTTCGGCAGTGATTTGGTTATTATTAGTGGTGGTAGTCCTAATGGAGCTGATAGATATGCAAAAAAATATGCACTAGAGCTAGATTGTGAATACAAAGAAGTTAACCCTTCACATACACCTAAAAATTTATATTCATGCATGAGAGAAGATTGGTATGGAAAACAATATTCAATACGAAACTTTCATGTTAGAAATAAGATTCTTGGAAGTATGGTAGACAGATTAATAGCCTTTATTCCTAAGGGAGATCCTGCAGTTGGAGCTGCAAGTGCAATAACATATGCTGAAAAATTTAGTAAAAAATGTGTTGTAATAACGTAACTTTTTAGATATATTTATATATTTATATATATTAGGAAAGCAACTAATAGGAGAATACGTTATGAAAACAGAAACAAAGTTAACTTCAGTAAAGATAAATATTGAAGTACAAAATAAATTTAAGTACATTTGTTTAGAAAATGGTATGAATTTTCAAAAGTTAGTAAATAGATGTCTAGTTTTATATCTAGATGATACTACTTTTAGAAAGAAAATTGACAAATTTGATTTATATTTAACAAAGAAATAAGTTTAAGGAGAAAAGGTTATGAATGAAATTAAGTTACCGCAACTTAAGAGGCTCAGCCCAATGAAGCCAAAAAAGAAAAAAATTTTATTACTATCGGATGATTTACGACTCCATTCTGGAGTAGGAACAATGTCAAAAGAAATTGTGTTAGGAACATCCCACATATTTGATTGGGTACAAATTGCAGGAGCAATAAACCATCCAGATAAAGGAAAACGATTTGATTTATCAGCTGACGCAAATACTGAAATGGGAATAGATAATGCATCGGTAATAATATATCCTGTAAATGATTATGGTGGTCCTGAAATAACAAGACAAGTTATTGCTCATGAAAAACCAGATGCAATAATGCACTTTACAGATCCAAGATTTTGGGGATGGCTATATGCAATGGAACATGAACTAAGACAAACAATGCCATTAACATATTTGAATATTTGGGATGACCTTCCTTATCCACATTGGAACGAAAACTTTTATGAATCTTGTGACCTTCTTATGGCAATTTCAAAACAAACATATAATATAAACAACAACGTTTGCCAAAGAAAACCAAGAATTGAAGGTAAAGATTTAACATATGTTCAACACGGAATAAATGAAAAAGTATACTTTCCTATTGATAAAAATAGTCCAGACTTTGCGGAATACTATGATTTTATATCTGAAAAAGGACTTAATGAATATGATACAATATTCTTTTTTAATAGTAGAAATATAAGAAGAAAATCTGTAAGTGACCTTGTGTTAGCTTATAGATTATTTTGCGAAACTTTAACAAAAGAAGAAGCTTCAAAATGCCTAATGCTATTACATACAGATCCAGTAGATAATAATGGAACTGATCTTCCAGCATTAATTAGAGCACTTTGTCCAGATTATAAAGTTATATTTTCAGGTGGTAAATTACCAGCAAAACAGCTAAATTATTTATATAATGTTGCAAGTATGACTTGTCAACCAAGTTCTGCAGAAGGTTTTGGATTAAGTGTAATGGAATCAATAATGTCAGGAACTCCAATATTAGGAACTGTTCTTGGTGGTATACAAGACCAAATGGGATTCACACATGACGATGGAACTCCAGTAACACTTGAAGATTTTTCAAGTGAATGGCCAAGTAATAGCGATGGTAAATATAAAAAACATGGTGAATGGGCATTTCCAATATGGCCACAAATGAATTTACAAGGCTCTCCAATGACTCCATATATTTATGATAGTAGACCAAATGTTAAAGATATTGCTAAACAATTAAAAAATGCGCATTCATTAGGACAAGAAGAACTACAACGAAGAGGTTTAATTGGTAGAGAATGGGCAATACAAA